CGTACCTCTTGGTAAAATATCCACCGCTGGTGTCTACTAGTAACACGCGGACAATTTGCTGATAAAGATAAACGGTGGTGGAATACATATCGTATTATTTATCCAGAATTCGTGGACCATAAATACCTCCGATGGGTAATAACATATTTGAAAAACTAACGGAGAAATACCCGTTTATAACACTGTGCATGTATGCCAACTCTGAGTACGTGGGTGTGGTTCAAAATCGTGATGACATTGTGACCACCATCTACGACTTTGGCAGCATACAAGCACACGGCGACAAACTACAGTTTCTGGAACTTGCGTCAACCTGGTGGTGGGAAAGCAACAGATCTATACCTATCAATATATTCCTACGCGGCGAATGGAATCAATTCAGGCCCACTCTAAGAACCTTTGTCAACAAAGACCTTGAAATCTTGCACGGTCCTACCTGCTGCTTGATGGACATTGCTAGAAAGAAGTCAAAGAGAAAATCAATTACTCTTGTTAGGCGCCTAGACTAACAGATTCATGTGCAAGGCTACCAGTGCTGCATAGCCCACAGCATGTGCTTTTTTGAATGTGTATCCGCGACTGGTGTCGCCATCCCAGACTGAATCAAACACCTCTGCCCAGGGCAGATTCTGCAGGTGTGCTTTGCCTGGACGTATGATTGATATAAATGCAGCCATTCTGGGTATGCTGTCAGGTCTCATGGTTTCAAGTAAATGTCCATAATTGCCCACGTGAACCAATTGACGAGCCCATTCAGGATCTTGCCACAGTCTGGTCCAGGGCGGTGCAGCAGCCAGCACAGCTTCATAGTGTTCGGGGCTGGAGATCAATTGATACACACTCATGTTTAGAAAGTCCAGTTTGAAGTAGCCCCGTGATTCTGCTGACTCGTAGTCTATGGCAGAACAGTGGTTCACCGGATCTTGTGGAATGTCTGTAACATACACTCCTGAATTGTGACGTCTAGGTCGTCCATCTGTGATCTGTCGTGCAGGTGTGTGCTGAATCAGTTTCAGTACATGTTCGCGATCCGCAAAGTCAATGTCAATGTCTGCGCTCATACTGTACACAAGGCCACAACAGTTTTCAATTGCTGTTCAGCTAGACGCACAGCATCAATGGCATCGGCCACAGTGGCATGAGTTTTTGCCAATTCTTCCAGGCGTTTTTCTTCCGTCATTTTGCGGCGAACCCATTGTAAAGATTCCAAGGTCACACCATCCAGCGTGACTTGAGCATCTCCACTGGGAATTATTATCCAGGAGTTGCCGTCATAAACTTCAAAATTGTTACCGTTGTATCGGACCATACCGGCACTGGTTCGAGTCATGTCTATATAGAGTGTTGAGTGAATGCCGTTAGTGACATTTATTCCTGCCCCATTCATAATAGTTTTAATCATGTTACCATCCTGCTTGTTTCAAAATGTTCTTGGCATAGGCCTGATCCTGGGGTCTGTCCTGAAATCGCTTTTGCCAGGCGTCACTGTCAATATAAGGCCATATCATGCTGACCTGTGTGGCATCTAGTTCGCTCAGGAACTTCTGCCCCGATTCACTATTGTAAATTACCCAAGCACTTATTCTACCTGCTGTCACAGCATGGCACAGCACATTGCCATTACCATATCGCATGCAATCATGTGCAGGGCTGGCATTTTTTTCTGCCCAGTCCATGCCAAACTCTATGGCTCGTGTGAGTGCATCATCCACTGCTTCCACTTTTAAGTGATCCACTAGGTACTCAGTGTACACCTTGTCGCTGCACCAGTGATCAATCTTGCGATTGTTCTTCAACAGCCAGGCCATGAATCTTTCCGGATTGATCACGCGAGTGTTCACACAGTAGTGTCCAAACTTCACAAACGCACGATAGTAACTGCTTTCACAAAAAGTATCGTGTGTTTTGTTCCTGGCTGATCCTGCCATGCTTTCATAAAAACGAATGTAGGCTTGAAATCCCAGTCTTGGTCCTGGTTCGTCACGCTGTTGTCGACGACGTTTGGGTTCACACATGTGCGCTTGTATGGATGTTTCTCTCACAAACTCTTTTTTACAATAATCGCACACATAGGTCATTCTAGTATTTTATGCTCTTGAATGTAGTTTGTCAAATACTCATTGATCTTTTGGTGGTGGCCTGGTTCGGGATGTGTCATATCTGGTGGCACATGCTGAGTGCCTGGCGGATAAGTTTTGGGCTTAACCCCTTGGGCATGCTGCCAGGCAATGGCTCGCCAGGCAAATCCTTTGATAATTTCAGGACGTTGAAAAAGTTTCAATCTGGGATTGCTCAAGTGCTCCTGATACAAGTTGTCGGCCTGTTGAAAAACCAACACACGATGACCGCGACTCTGAATGTCTGTTATGGCGCTGACTATACGATACATTAGGTCTTCTGTGCGATCTAGAATACTGTATACTTCGCTTTTGAGTTTGGTTTCTACAAACTGCTCACTGTCACGAACTGTCCACTGATGCTGCCATCTAGATTCAAACTCTTGATTTTGTGGGTTACACCAGGCACCTTCAAACTCATCAACGGCGTTGCAAATAGGAAGTTCAAGTCTGGACACAAAAGTCAGACCTAACACATACAAGGTTGGTGCCTGTGTGACATAGCTGTGCTTGAGTGTGGTTCTAAGTATGCGGCTGTTGGCACTGCCGCCAATGGCCAAGCTCACAGCCTGCGGAATATTATGACGGCCAATAAAACCAAGGTCACGAGCAAGGTCAATATGACCATTGCCAACAGCGTAGCTCTGGGTATAACTACAGCCGTTGACTACCAGTAGCTTGATCATTTTTTGACATTGCCTGCGGCACGATGATATGCATCTAGTTCTTTTTGTGTGACCAATTGTGCCATTACATCAATCTCATCTTCCTTGTAGGTGGGATATATTTCCATCAAGGCCTTGCGCTTGGCACTGAGTCCTGCTTCTTTTTTCCTGGGGGCAATCCAGGGATGTCGTGGTGTGCCCATGCCTGGACTTACTGCCGTGGCACACAACCATTGCAGTTTGGGATGGCGACCTATGTCAAAAAAGTTCTTGTTGAGGTAGTGGTTGCAGCTCTGCACGTAGTATTCTTGCAGTTCCTGCGAGCCCTCTACTGCTGATCCCCAGCGCAACATTAAAAACGTAGAAAATTTCTTGCGTTCATCTGAATCAAGTTCATCATAGAAGTCTCTGTTCTTGACGTCCAGTTGGCGCATCTCGTTTGAAATGTGTAGTCGATCACTCATGTTGTTTTGTCAGTTGATAAATCATTATAACACGATCTACAGCATCCTGTAAAGTGGGATTGGTCTTGGCCGCACGTCTAATCTCGTCCCAGAGTTTGTCTTCCTGAATGTGATCATACAAGGGTTTGCCATCACTAGTACGATAGTCGTAGCCCATTACTTGACGTGTGCTGGGATCTGCACCAAACTCTCTTCTGAACACGGTGTCGCCATTGCGTTCATAGATGTAGGTTGCGTCTGGTTTAAGCTGGCCCATATGTATAACCGTATTGTGCATGTGCCCAGTGCAAGAATCGTTCTAGCCCTTCGCGATCGTTGGGATAGCTTTCCGCATATATCCTGGCCAAGCGAGCAATTGTTTCAAATAACTGTGGTTCTGTATACATTACCAGGCCTTGTTGTAGTCCACAATCTCGCAGTTGCGACTGACATCTTTCACAAAGTACACACAGTCGGGCTCGGCGTCATCATTTAGCGGCACGGCCAGCATCTGTCCATTCTTGAGTTTGGGTGCAAACCATGTTACTTCATGATACACATCCAAGATTTCAATGTCCGGAAAGCTGGGACGGAAACTGGTTAAGGGATTGAATTGAAATACCTTGAAGCCACGATCGTTGATGCTGGTCAAGGGCAGGACTTCTAGATCGCCTACATCCGGTTCGCCAATGAGTATTTGCCAGTCCATGGGCATCTTGATTGTGGTATTGCCAATGCGTAAGACCAGGGCAGGACTGTTGAAGCTTTCTAAAAAGATTAGCGGAATAAAGTGATAATCTGGATCTTGTGGGTTGCTGTTGTCCAGGATAGCAAACCGCATGTCATCTACTTCTTCAGGCAAATGATTCAAATCATAAAATGTATTGTCTAGTGTTAAAATTCGCATGTGTTAATAGTACAGTGTTTGTGACGCAAAGTCAACCATTATTTGATCTTCATCCACTCTAGCTTTTCTACAGAGAACGGATAGTTGGCTTCCTTATAAAAGGCCTTGCGCTTGGTCAAGTGACGCTTGGCAAACTTGCAGGTGCTGGTGACGTCCCATATTTGCACATGATCTTTATCTTCTGCTTTTCGGATGCCCCTACCAATTGACTGGATGACTCTAACAAAACTTTTACCGGGCTCAACAAGCACCAGATTAAAGATTCGCGGTATGTTAATTCCAACTGCTGCCACACCGTAAGTGGCCACAATGATTTTGTCTGTAGAGTCTGCAATTTGATCATATTCTTCTTGTCTTTTTGTTCCTTTTGTTGCACCCGACACAAACACTGCTTTGTCCCCCAGGCGTGCAACCAATTCATTGCCAGCAGCAACTCTGTCTACCAGTACCAGGGTGTTGCCTGTTTCGTTTACCCGGCGAATCAATTCTGCCATTGTGTCCAATCGGCCTGACTCTTCGAGCAAGTATTTAAGTTCCGATTGGTACTCTTTGTACTCCACATGATCCACCAACTGCACAATGTTCACGTGACAGTTGGCCAGCACACCTTGTTGTTGCAGTTCGCTGGCACTGAGCCTGCCAATGACTGGTCCAAGGCTGACTAACAATGCTTGGCTTTCAAACTTCTCTTTGGGAATGGTTCCAGTCAATCCCCACCGAATTGGCACTCTTGACATCACGCCAGTTAGCAAGGTTTTGAGTGCATCTGCTTTGGCCATGTGTACTTCATCCACAATAACACATACCACACCTTCCAGGAACTCGCCAATGGTCACTTCACCTGTGCCTGTTTTGGTATTCTTTAACAGTATGTTTAGACTTTGCCAGGTACAGATAGTGTGCTGACGTCCGTATTCTTTTCTGTCACCAAAATACACACCTACATCTTGTTCCATGTTGATATAGTCTTTTTCTGTTTGTGTTACCAAGCTCTTGTTGGGTACAATCACAATTGATCGTCCATAGGGTGTGACAGCATTGCTCAGTGCGGCTGTTACGATTGTTTTGCCTGCTCCTGTTGCAACCTCCTGTATGCTCTGCGGATTGGCTAAGAAGTTGTTCACAATCTCAACCTGATAGTCTCGCATGACAATAGGTTCGCCCACAGCAGGGTGTCCCTTGGGCCAGTTAATATGTGCAAAAGAATCTTCGCGCACTTGTTCAAATGCAAAGGTAGTCGAATAGTCACGTTGGTCGTCAACTTCAATATCATAATTAAACTTTTCAAGTATGGGAATGATCTCTGGCAACAAGTTTGTGTATGTACTGCCGCCCAGTTGAAAATATGCAATCTTGCCGTCCCAGCGTCCTAGTCTCACTGCTGGCATGTAACGTGCGGCAGGGTTTTCGTATTTGAAGGCATTCACAAGAGCTTTACGAACGTCAAGATCAAGCCCTTCTAGTTTGATGTTCACTTCGTCTTTAATTTGTATTATTGCTTTCAACAGATTTTACCTTTATTGTGTTGATTATTTCTTCTGCCAACTCTGTAAGCATGCCAAACTGTTTTGATATTGCTTGTGCATTGATTTTTCTGTGTGCCAATAACTTACTCAAAAACTCTATCCCGCGTTTACGCAACACCGGATCAAACTCTTCTTGTGGTATTCCATCCACCAGAGTCTGGATCATGCTTCTTTGTTTGTGAGTAATTTTATACTGTGATTGTTTTGCTGTCAACATTTCCACAATGTTTTTCTTTTCTACCGGTGTTAAAATTTTCCAACTTAGGTAGTCGGGACCTGACAAAATTTGATAGTGTGTTGGTATGATTTTTTTATTTGCCCACTCAAGTAAATCATGCAAATTTTGAATATTCAGTAATTGAATTACTGTGTTGATATGATATTCTGTTTTTGGCAATCGATTTTTTAAAACATCAATGTTGTGATTGAGTTGAATCCAGTCTGCGGGATATCTTATAAAATTGTAAGTGTCCTCAGTGCCATCAACACTTATTCTTATCTGCAAATTCTTTACCTGTTGTAATTTTTCTAACATGGGTTCGGTAAATACCGAAGCATTGGTAGTAATTGTGCATTGTAAATTTTTTTGTATGATTTTATCAACAAGTTCAAGATTACGCTTGACTAGAAAAAATTCTCCGCCTAAGAAAGATATACTTTTTAAATCTGGCAGTTGGTCTATAGTATCCAGTGCCAATTGAACATTGTTAACAACCGGAAGTCGCTGCGGGATCATACCGGCTTGGTATCTCTCCTCAGCAGAATAGCTACTCCAACTTGGACCGCACATGATGCAACCTAAGTTACATGTATTTCCAAAGAAAATATCCAACATGTATATCTTGTTTTCGGCGCTAGCCCAGGGCTTGTTTAACAATTGTTGTCTTATACTGGTCAGGCCAATATTTTCTGGAATAGCGCATTGAGCACATCCTGTGTTTGGCACTGTACCAAACAGTTTGTTGTGTCGCAAGTCTTGCATTTCGGCACCCGTCATAAATTCATCTAATGTAGTTATTGGGGTTTGAGTCTGATACACGCATCCTGGCTTGAATATTATTCCTTGTTCGGGCAAACTCTCTATCCGCATAGTGGTAAATGGTGCCGTACAAAATATTTTATTGTGCATGATATCACTATTCTAACATGATATTAGAAGGAAGTCAAGTATTTATTAAAAAAACAGGTACCGGTTTAAGGGTACCTGTTAAAATTCTGGGCAGGAGCCAACCTAGGCCCAGAAAAACTTATCTCATTGTGCTGGCTTCATGCAAGTGGTCTCTGCCATCAAGCGCCATTTTGCCGGAAAGCTCTTGACCAAGTCTGCCATTTTCAGCGCCATACGCAGACTCATTTCACGCAGACGATTCTGGTTGGCATTCATAAACGCAATAATGTCGTCTTGCTGGCACTGCTCAAAGTCGTAGTCTGCAAACAATACACCATCGCTGGCAATTTGTTTGATGCGCAGAATCTTGTCACGCATGGTGTCCAGAGTCAAGTCCAGATAATGGCAACGGCTTTGCAGTGCATCCAGGTGATCCCGCAATTTTTGCGATTTCATTTTGTCAAACTTCAAGTTGGTGATAAAAATCACACTGCCTTTGAATTCAAAACTGTCCGGAATGCCTTCGCGGCGCAGGCTGCTGCTTTCTGACAACCATGAAATTTTACGCTTCTTGCCCGAGTCTAACGCACCCTTGAGCAAGTTCAGTGCAACGTCATCCAACAGGATCGAGTCACAGTCATCAAACACCAAGACACAGTTTTCATCTGAGTATTTGTACAGAGTCTGATACAGGCCAATTGGGGTGGCACTGCCTTTGACAACTTCTGCACGAAGCCGCTTGCCTGCCAGCTTGTCAAACATGGTGGCCTTGTCAATTTCCAATTCCACGCCAAAGCTCTTGCC